CATGAATTCCGACCAGCTTAAAATTTTGAGTGGAGTTAAAAAAAACATAGGGCAAACTACATTCTCCCATCCCTCCTTCACAATTTTTAGCTCTGAGCACTCCTTTTAGAACCATGGAAGTGCCCGTGGCTTTGTTGTTAGATTTCAAACTGACAACAGGTTCGATGTGTGTTCCAGTCTGCAACCAGACCCGATTGCCATCATAGGTGACACGAGTTATACCTCTTACGTTGAGGTCCTGCTCGTCTTGCCTTAGGTGACTAGTTAGATCGCGGAAACATCTGGAATTTGGAAATGTGATGAAAGACAGATCACGGTTGAAATCGTTGCGAACTTCGAATTCAGTCTTGAGAAAGGTCGAGGAACCCTCCTCTGATCTGTTGTTGTCTGTATGAAAGACAATCTCTGCCAGTGGGCGAGAATGAGAAATGCTGTGTGACGCAGTGACGGCGACATGACTAGTAATGAAAAACACGAATGCTTCTCTAGCCACGCCGTCTTCAAACTGCATGGTAACGGGCACAACATTGGGCTCAATTCTTTGAACGAGCGAACTGGCATTTTCATCAGCGGATTGCATGATAACGCGTGCATTGTCCTTAAAGTCTCGACGAGCCTGCCGGCTCGGTTTGTGCCGAGATTTGGGAGCTTTGAACGCTTTACCACCTTTATCCTTTTTCCATGGATTATTCTTCTTCATTTGGGCGTCCTTATAGGCTAAATACTTTGCTGAGGATTGCTGCTCGAAATGCTTCTTTCTGACCGGAAGCACCGCAGTAATAAACGCAGCAATAGCAGTGGTAATCAACACAGCAATAGTGCCAATCATCAAACCTAAAAGAACAGCCTCAACAATTTCCTTGAAAAGCCTCCACGATTTCCAAAACCAAGATTCATCATCACTCATCCACCAATTCCACGTCGTTTTAAAGACATGAGTTCGGAAGAATAAGCGCTGACGTGCAGTCAAGGTCATGAAAAACCGATGGGCATTAACATGAGTCTGGTCCAGGGATGCAAATCCTGGATCAAG